CATTGCATTTAACACATTAAAACTGGTTTCTTTTTGTATGGTTAATGATTCCGACAGAATCTCTTGTATCATGACATTTGATACCTTATAATTAGTGCCCTTTATTTTCGACTTGTTATTATTAATAAACAAAGCCAATAGCTGTTTTTCCTCTAACTCTTTCACCCCAAAATTGTGCGTAATCCGATTATATTCGGCCTCTCCATACTTAAGTACAAACAAACACCAAAATAAAGAATCATTTTGTTTTGGTTGAAAATGCCAACGGTTTTGAGAACCCGAATTGGCTATCTCAATGTTCTCGGTTTTAATAATAGGTTTCGCGGAGACAGGAAAGGAATAAAGCACAGAATCTTTGGTCTCTTTGGTCAACATGTATTTTTTATATTGATCAATATTATAAACGGGAAAAACTTTGTTAGGGTAATAGCTAAGATTAAAATTCGAAATAGTCATTTAGTTATATGATAATACCATTTCCTCTTTATTCTCTTTTTCGATAAAATAGGTGTTTTTAAAATCCTCCTTCTTTTGCTCTGTTTTAGTTAAAGAGTCCTCTTGTTTCCGAGTATATTCAATATACTCATTTATTTCGCGAATCGTGTCTTTATTCAAAAAAGACAGATTTATGTAGCAACCACTTTTGTTCTCATTTATTTTACACAGGTTTTTTGATAATATCTTTAGGATTTCAATCTGATGAAATTTATTCATCATTTCCACATTTTTCTTGATTGATTCCAAGTTCTCAATTTCCATGTAAATAAAATAACAACACCGAATATTTTATATAGTTTTATTTTCTCATTTACTATTAATGGAATTGATAGGAACCTTATTAAAAAAATATTTGGATGAAGAAAAATGGTATATTATAATCATTGCGACATTGAGCCTAGCCATTAATTTTTTTCAAATAAACGGTATATCCATAGTTACTGCAAAAATAATAGAAAGTATTCAAAAAAACAAAGTCGATGTGGCAAAATTAAACTATTTTTATTTTATTGTGATCACGATTTTGTTCTCCATTTTTTATCATTTTTACAAATACTATCAGAACTTACTGTTTACCAAATTACCCAATTGGTTAAAACGGGAATTAGTAAAATTCGTTATTATGTCGAATAACGAGAACATGTCATCGGTAAATTTTGCGAAATTAGTATCGCCCATAAATCGTATTACTAACTCTATCTATGGCGTTTTTTACAGAATATTAGTACATATGTTTCCAGATATAGTATTTTTGTTTGTAATCAATTTGTATTTTTTCTATAAAAACGTCCTTTTTGGTATGGTATTCTTCATATGTAATATGTTCCTTTTAATTTATATGTTTACAGGATGGGATGAAGTTACTGAATTCAGGAAAGAGTACGAAATACTAGCGAATTCCAACGAAAAATCTTTGATCGATATGTTCAATAATTTTGAAAAGATTATTTATCGCGGAAAAAGCCAGGACGAAATACTAAAGTACGCAACTCAAAGCGAAGAAACTACAGAAAAAGCCATCAAGTTTTATAAAATGGTAGACGAACGAGTGTTGACGCTTAATTCTATTCTCCATATTACCATATTTTTGTTGATCGCGGGATTGTTTTATTTGTATCTAAAGAAACTAATTGATATCGAAACTTTTATAGCCTTCTTTACTATTTTGCTGTTATATCGTGATCGACTTGGCGGAAATTACGAATCATTGGTTGATTATATTGAATTTGCTGGTAAACTAGAGTATGTAACTGATATGTTTACCGATTTGGTTGGAGAATACGAAGAAATAAAGGACAAAGTATATAAACCAGTGACTCTTGCGTTTGAAAAAATAAAATACGAAAACATATCTTATAAATATCCTGGAACCGAAACCATGATTTTCGACAACTTCAACTTGGAATTAAATTTGGATAATCAAATCATTGGTGTTACTGGTATTTCAGGAAAGGGAAAATCAACATTTGTCAAATTATTAGTAAAATTATATAGACCATCAGAGGGCGCAATATATATTGATGATATTAATATAGAAAGCGTCGACCCTACTTATATAAGAAAGAACGTAACTTATGTAAACCAAAGTTCTAAATTATTTGATATTAAAATTATTGATAACATTTTGTATGGATGTACTGATCACGACGCGTGTAATGGGCATTTGGACGAAATTGTTCAATATCCTAAAATTAAAGAGTTATTTAAAAATCTGGATATTCATAACGGTACAGTAGGAAGTTTGGGAGAAAAATTATCCGGTGGTCAACGCCAAATTACTAATATAATAGGTGGTTTAGTAAACCCCTGTAAGATATTAATATTAGACGAACCAACAAATGCAGTAGACGCAGAGTTGAAGACTGAACTCTTAGAATTGATATCTCATTTTAAAAAATATAAAAAATGTATTATCATTATTACCCATGATGAAGCAGTATATCCTCTTTTTACGGAAAAAATAAATATTTAATTGAGACGTGTATATAAAAAAACAAATTTTCTTATATATTACAAAATCGTTTTACTTACTGGTATCGTAATGAATCCGGGGAGCGCCACGCGTAATTCGCGGACAAGTCAGCTTATTCAAATCCTTGACAATAATCCAGCCCCTTGTTTCATGTACAATGATGAGAGTGTGCCGGATTGCCTCCAGACGCACACATTCATTACATAGATCCATAAGTAATCTACCGTTCATGAAGGCGACCAAGTCCGTGAAATACTCACTATTAAATGCCGCGTCTTCAGTCATTATCGACGTCTCGATTGTATCTTGTAGAATCCTGTCCAAGTTTTGGAAATTGGCGCCAGATAGTTCCCAACGCTCGATTCCCTCCAGAATAGTATTCTTCCTCGAGCGTCCGTACTTCACGTCAAGCGCATTACGAATAATATTCACGTTAAAGGACCGCGTTTTATATTTCTCACACCATGAAAGGAAAGGATAGATCACGCGAATAAAGATGTTACGCATCGCCTGGCAACCTTCAGCTCCCAAGATGCAGTCATCGCCGGTCATATCCTTTACGCTTATATCACCTAAGACTGGATGTTTGAGATCAGCCACGCTGTTTTGTCCAAAAGGACCTTCCGCGCCTATCTGGATTGCTAGTTTTTCTTCTCCATTACCTACGCATAGCCTAGCGCTATGCGTAAACGGAGTTGTGTTATCCGCCGCCCAGGAGTGCCAAACATCCGTCTGATAATTTTGAGACTGACTCTCCATGGTTTTATTACAATGGTCGATGAGATAAAAAGAGAATCAATTTTCGTGAAACTCGAGAACTTTTTTACAACTGACTAAAACTACTTACAAACAAATGATTGCTTATCGTAACCAAAATTTCAATAACTAAATGATAAGGAAATTCAGGATATATCTCTATTATTTTTTTATTGTTATAGGTTTCGTTTAAGAAAACTGCATAGGTTGTTAAAATCAAACCCACAAACAAATAAAAAAAGGGGTCCATTAATTTTTTTACTGCCGAGAAATAATAAAATATGATCACAAAGAGCAATAAAATTTGGGTGAACAAATAATACACAAAAGACATATTAAAAAAGAAATAGATATCTGTCACAAAAATAGCAAATATTGTTCCTAACAGCAAATTAGACGGTGTTTTTCCCGTATATTTATAAATGTTGTATAAAAATAAAAAGTTAGTCGTCATAGCAATGACATAAGTTATAGTTATTTGTAAACCATCAGTTATATGCACCCAACGAGAAAATAAATGCATAATGTCAAACATAAGCAATCCAAATACTAATAAAAAAGAACGGAGATGTTTGGTTTGAAATAAAAAATATAAAACAATAATACACGAAATAACATTTACACTTAGAGAATATGGCTCGGTGTTCCAAGTATCATTTTTGTTGTTCATAAAGTACATAAAATAACTATATACTTTATTTTATCAAGAAATCCTGCTAATTTATTCCTCAATTTGAATTGGCTTCTTAGATTGTCCAGTCGGTGCATTATTCTCTATAATTTTCGAAATCACACAAATGTAGGGATCGTTTAATTCAAAACGAATACCAATGACACGCGTCAATATCTTCATATTTTCTTTCGCGGCGTTAAAAGATCTGTCATTATATTGATGATCTCTTGCGACAAAGATGGTCAAAGGTACTACGCCATCGTTGTCCATTACTTCCGCATGAATACCAGCTTTCGTGATCGTTTTTACAGTACATTCGATAAGCATACCTTCGACAGGATGACAAATCATACATTCAAATACAGTTTCAAACGAAATCTTATCCCCAGCAATGTCGCCACTTGAATATGTCAAAACCTTTACTGAATTAGGTTTAATAAATCCTTCGGCAATACATCGCCCCTCTGTGTTTTTGGAAATCACATTTTCTAAATTCCGTGTGATGTTTTTCCCGATCTGGTTTATCGACAAAATAACGCGCTTTGTCAACATTGATTTCATATAAACACCATAAATTTGTTGTTGTTTTGGGGGTCCGGTTTTTTGAACCGCGGCCATGATACTATAATGATATAAAATTATATTTATATCATTCCTTGATTCAATTTTATTACGAGGCAATATTATTTAAAATGGCCTTTTCGTTATCGAAAAACAAATTCTCGCCTTTACGTGTCTTGTCACGCAAGACGATTTCCGTAATAACACAAAGGCCGATCTTGGCAATTTTCTCGCTGTTTTTGGCAGTATATGCGCGTTCGCCAAGGATTTTGTTTATTATTTTTATAATGTCACCCTTCGTTTCGTTATCTAATTTGGACCCAGTGTTTCTCTCCACAGTAGTGTCTTTTACTTTGAAAACTACCTGTTTACTCCGACTAAACAAATTCATAAATCCAATCACTTTATTTTTAAAGGTCGCTTCTGAAATAATAAAACGATCAATGATTAATTGGCCTAGTTTTTTCTTATCACTTTGCTTGGCTTCTTCCCAGGTTTTCGAATCTTCCAATGATTGCACAAAAATCTTACACGTATTTCCGTCGGCCAATACAATTCCTATGGTTGATTTATTCTGTACTATTTTTTCTTCGAAATAAGCTTTTATGATCAATTCATTGGCACTCTTTGCCTTAAAATCATCCGCAAACATATTGAATAGTAACGTTAATTTATTAACAAAAATGAGCGAATCCAAATAATGATAGTATATATATTTGGTGATGTTTTCAATGGATATTTTATGAACATTTATTAAAACTTCATCTACCTTTCCGACGTGCTTATACCAATCTGTTTCCCCTTTGTCTAGGACCTCCTCGGAATTTAATGCGGAATCCAAATTCTTTTTAATATCTTCCATGATCTGATCATAAGACATTGCCAAATCTGACTCTTCTTCTTCTCCTCCATTGTCGTCTTCACCAGCTGCCTCTTCTGGAATCGAACCTTCTACTGCTACTTTTTTCGTGGTAGTTTTTTTTACTTCATCGGGTAATTTGATCACCACTGATTCATGTTTAAAATCGACAGGAACAGAGCGGTCAAAAACCGATGCCGTTTTGTCACTAATTTCAATTGGCTGAAACGCGTAATATTCGCCTTTGTTTAATAAATATCCTCTTCGGCCATATTTGTCCAAAATATATTCATTCGTGTCATCAATAAACTGAGTGAGCGTATAATAAATCTGTTCTTTAGGGTAAGGTTTTACTGCATTTACGTAGTTCTCAATTTGTGTCCATTTATATACAGATTGTTCTCGAAACATATCACGAATTCGTTTCAAAATAACTTCATAATTCGTTTTTACAAAGTCTTCGCCATAAGAATCCTTAATAATATCCGTTTCAGGATTGAGTTCGGCGTTTGGAGAACAAGTATAAGTACAATTATCCATATAATCGCAAACATTTGTGAATGGCTTATCGCCAATTTGATAAACGATTGTTTTTTTACTAGCCAAATTTATTTTTATATCACGATTTTCGGCAATTTCTAAGAACTTTTCTATGGTGAAATTGGTCTGGCCAATATTCAATAAACAATCTACTGCTGTTTCTTTAAGGAGTCTCGTCACTTGACCAATTAATTTGGTTTTCTTTTCTGCCAAGCGGTAAACGTATAAATCAGCGGGTTCAATATCATTTTTGGGCAAGGTACCATGAAGATAAATCTCCACGTTTCTTTCTTCATACGGCAAAGCACAATGACTTAAATTTCTTACACCACGCCCAATAATCTGCTCAATACGATTCATATTATACCATGGTTCCAAAATGTGAATTTGACGAATACATTTAAAATCCAGGCCTTCCGACGCCGCCTTGGATATGATAATAACTTTTACTTGAGATCCGTCATTATTATCAGAATCTGTAATATATTTCATATCCTCTCCGTTATTTGGCGAAAAATATTTGTCACCAGTGATCATCACATATTTGGCCGGTAAAAAAGATTCCTTGGGAACTTGGCTTCTTGGTAACAAAGTGACCGCGTCAATGATTTCCACGGGAGGAGTTTTTAACAAATTCCGCGTATATTGCGTAGATCCAAAACGTGAAAACCCTAATTCTTCCAATGCCAGTGCGATGGGAACGGCACCGCCGTCAATATATTGAGAATAAACTAACACAATTCCTTTTGACTGCATAATACTTTCACATATTTTGGCAATTTTACTACTATACTTACCAATATTTTCTCTTGAAAAAATACGCCCGTATTTTTCCGCAACACCTAGTTTATATTCAAATTCGTATCTTATAGGTGGAGCATCAGACGTTTTATAATTCATAATTTGCGCCAAACCTCGTTTACCTATCATATCGTCGATAATTAATTTACCTTCTTCCGCAGGAATTTCCGGAGTAACTACAGGTTCTCCTTTTTCTAAGGAGGCCTTTTCGTTTTGAATCATCATATCTAAACGAGTATTTGGATAAATAATATTCAGTGCCTCCAAAGGAACTAACAAAAGGGTGTATCCGAAACTCTCCATATTCTCAAAAGTTGGCATATTAATTTCTACGCCATATGCGTTGGTTTTATTAAATGATTTGGTAAGATAATACCGCATGATAAACTCATATCCATAGTTTTGATATTCACCGATAGGTGTCACAAAAACTGGGGTTGATTGAATCGGGGTTTCAATAGCTTTATTATTCATTTGATTTTTGGGATAAGGACTATTTAATATCAAATTTTCAGGTGCAAATAAATCTGGGTAAATACGGATCGGAAAGGTATAAGGATTTTCGCCTCGCACATAAGAAACGTATCCAGTTAATTTTCGTACCAATATTTCACGGCCGCCTTCAATAATACGACCATCCTCCAATTTTTTCTCTTCTTTGAAATTACCGTCTTTGTCAAAAATATCATTAATAGAAACAGTCGCGCGTTTATCATTGCTATTAATCAAATTCAATAGCCAAATGATTTCCTTATGCGTATTATACATTGGTGTAGCGGATAGAAGTAACAAACGCATATTATCGGCACTACGCGCGACAGTCATTAATAATTCCGCCGTACGTTTTTCTTTGTTCTCGTCAGTGATTCGAATATTATGAACTTCGTCAATAATAATGAGACGATTATTAAAATTTTTCTTAATTTTCTTGATTTCAATCTTTTTACGATCCTTTTGTGAGAACCCAGTATCACCTGAAATACTGGTTACTTTGCTAATATAATTCGCTAATTCACCATATCCCATAAAGACATAATAAGAATTAATAATCGCGTTTATTTGTGCCACTACGCGTTCTCGAGTTAATCCCTTTAAATTTGTAGGGTTAATTTCACGAATTAATAAATTACCTACGCACGTGTCCAAATTCCAAAGCCCGTTTATTTCCTTTAATTTGCTGTCATTAAACAGCTGAGTGCGGAAATTTACTTGAACGTTAGGAGAAGCGATGATCATTATTTTTTGTGTGATACCTACCTGTTTCATGTAAGATCGCATTTCTTCAGCGACACCAATCGCACTGCAGGTTTTACCAGTACCCAACGAATGATATAAAAGCAGACTGTTATACGGTGTTTGAAATGACAAAAAGTTTTTGACAAATTGTTGGTGCGCCATTAATTCGAATTCGGCATTACATAGGATTTCGGACTGTTTTTTAACATCATAAATGGTGCCGTCATATTTTGTATCATTGAATTCCTTGCGTTTTGCTATTTTTATATTAAAATTGGGATCATTCAAATGAGGGTACAAAAAATCATATTCGGTGTTTGTGCGATTTATTTCGAATTCCTTCCGCTCTTTTTCTAATAATATATTCCTGGGATCCGTTTGGTACTGAGGGTCGGACGATTCAGGGGGTGGTGCTACAACACTAGTTATTGGGTCTGGGCCTTGTGGAATATCAGGGGTCGCAATCGATTCCGAGGCTTCTTTTTTTTCCTTTTCAGAAATGGGTAATAATGCGGGTGTCAAAACCGCTTGGCCGACCGGTCTGGCGATAGCCATATCAATAACTGGTTCGGACTTGAGCTCGGGCTCAGGCTTTTTTAATTTTGATTTTATTTTACGAATGATTGGTTTACAATCCCCAGTATTTGTATCCTTTTCTTCTCCAGCCGGACATTTTTCCTCAAATGGTTCGGGTGGAGCAACTTCGGTGGTTTCGTCAGAAGAAGGACTAAAAATATCAACTAGGGTCTTTAATAAACCAGGCGAATCTTTTACAACAGCTGGTTCAGGGTTTAAAAGAAGCGACCCTTTTATTTTTGGCAAAGGAGCTGGTTCTGGTGCTAATAAATCAGTTAGAGGTTTTGGACCAAGCTCTTCTTTTCTTTCTTTCTCAATTTGATCGGAAGACAAATATTTGGCAGCATATTCTGCGTAATAAATATCTATAAAATCTTGTATCCCCAACAATTTTACTAGTTTACCCTTTGTTGTTTCATAATCTACACCAGTCATCATTTCGGAATTATGTCGCATTTTCTTCCCCAATATTTTATTTTCTTTGTATTCGCCTGAAGTTGTAGTATGGTTTACTCTAAATTTATCAATGCCCGTCAATTCGGCAAACATATAAGATAATATGCGGCGATCCAATTTTTTATCATTGATAAATACCTGGTACATTTCCGAGGCCTTTCCGGTTTTTTTCTGTCTTGCCGTTTCTTTAGGATCAGTAATAGTAACAATACTGACGCCATCACGTTTGGCAATCAATAACTGTTGAATAAGATCAACTGCCTTTTTTCGTTCTTTTTCCTCTTCTGTGCTTGATAGCGGAGGCAAATTATTTATACCACCGTAGTGTTTATATGTTTTATTTTGTTTTACCTTATGAAATTGCTTATTTTTTTTGGAATACATTATATATTCTATATAATATATTTTTGCATCAATCAAACAACTCACTTACTTGTAATTAATATAAATCAAAAACACGCAAACCATAATGAGAAAAAGGAACAAGAGATGTTTCTTTATTTTGTAAGAAGAGGATATCTGTTGCGCTGTTGACATGTATTGGTCTTTATATTTATCTAAAGCAACAGGCAATGATATTTCCTCTTTTCCGATAACATTATTAATTTTGTTATGTATAAAAAAAACCCATCGAACAAAAGATTCCCGGTTATCTAGGTAAGGTGTTACCGGATATTTGTCTAATAATCTACTAAATTTGTTTCCTATTTCTTCATTAGGAATAAAAAGAGGGAAATTTTGAATTAAATCATAATATTTTCGTTTTGTCACTTGATTTGGATATAATGGATAAGATTCGGATACGGTGTGTAAAAAAAACCAATAATGAGGCCCCCATACGGATGGACTAAATTTCATTCGAAATAATAAATATATAAAGATTGTTTATTATATTATACTATCCGGTTTGAATTAAAAAATATGAACGATAATTACTGTAATAATTGTGGAAAGATCGGACACGTATTTCACCAATGTAAAATGCCGATTACCAGTATAGGAATAATTGTTTTTCGCCATAATAAGCTTTGTAACGATCAAATCGAATATCTTATGATATGCAGAAAAGATACATTAGGATTTATCGATTTTATGAGAGGAAAATATTCTATTTACAATAAAGAATACATCTTAAACATGATGAAACAGATGACTGATCGTGAAAAGGAAGATTTAAATAATTTGGAGTTTGACGAATTGTGGAAAAAGATATGGGGTACCGAGGAAATATCAAATCAATACAAAATTGAGGAGATTGTTTCCAAAGAAAAATTCAATTCTTTAAAACATGGTATATTAAACAAAAACGACTTTTACAAATTGTCAGATCTCATTGATGAAAGCAATTTTTGTTATAACTGGACCGAGCCCGAATGGGGGTTCCCTAAGGGTCGCAGAAATTATCAAGAAAAGGATATCGAGTGCGCAATGCGCGAATTTGTAGAAGAAACCGGGCTTTCGAAAATAAAAATTATGGAAAATTTGATTCCTTATGAGGAAATATTCACGGGATCAAATTATAAATCTTATAAACATAAATATTTTATTGGTTATATGAGTTTTGGCGAAACCCTCCTGACCAATAATTTTGAAAAGACGGAGGTTAGTAAAATGAAATGGTTACAATACGATGACTGTGTGAAATATATTCGTCCTTATAATTTAGAAAAAAAAAGGGTGTTGTTTAATATCAATTCT